ATGTAGAGGGGGGGTAGATCCTGCGGGACCCCTCCCCCCCCTAGACACCTTTCTGCTAATCCTCAAGTTCCTTTTGGACTTTGATGAACATGCCAGAGACGTTTTCCGCAACAATCTCATCGACGACTGACTCTCTGATCACTCTTTGATCTTCTTCTGAAAGAGAATCAGATGTTAAGGTGAGCCTACCCACTAGGGACGTGGTGTGGTACCCATGTGCTACGTCGAATTGATACCACTCACGGAACTCTGTGAAAGGATCATAAGGATTGTCTGATGTTGTAACCATAGACTCGAGAGCCATGACTACTCACCTCCTATTGATCGATCAAGAGTTGATAGAGAGACACCAAGTTTAGCTGCTACCTCAGCACGGGTCAGGCCTTGATCAAGAAGACGCATGGCCTGGTTGGTACGTGTAGTAGTCATGAGTAGCTTCATCTTAGGAGTAGCTAGACTCCTCACTACATCCATGTCTGTAGTGTTCAAGATGTCCTTCACCATGTTGTCTGAGATGGCTCCAGCTTGGATAGCTTCCCATGATAGAGGTGTGATCTCTATCTTGTGCTTCTTAGCGCCTACCCTATTGCGTGCTTCCTCTAGTGCTTGGCCTTTGATCTTCTTCTCTTCAGCCTTAGTCACTGGTGAAGGTGACATAGCCATTCGCTCTTTAACTATCTGAGCGGCGAGAGTCTGGGCACGGCGTTCGAGGGGCGCATTCCTTTTGGCAAGGGTGAGCTCGGCTTTAAGTCTATCAACTTCAGACTTGTAGACGAGTGCTGCGCTACGGTGGTAGGTAGCTTTAGGAGTATCGAGTTCCGCAAGCCTGGCCTTGTTGGCAAGATCCTTCAGCCTATTGGAGTGATCAGCATAGATCTTCTCGATAGGCGTACCAGATGACAACTCATTGGCATCCTTAACTTTAGCAAGGGCCTTGAATTGTTTGGTAATGAGGGGCTGACCAGTGCGATTGTCTATGCGACCAGTAGGTACATAGACCAGCTCACCAGTCTTCCTATCAACAGGGCCACCTTCCTTGGCTGGCCTGAGCTTAAGCTGTGGACCAGGCGCATCGCTCTTAGCCCTAGAGATCAGGGTAGATGCACCACCTGTACCATCAGCCTTACGCTGGTACTTCTCCTTAAGTGCCTGGATTCCATTGTCCTTATAGGACTGCCTATAGTTGAGCCTATGCTTCTCAGCATCGATCACTACCATTGAGTGGCGAACTGCACGGACAATCTCATCTGCGTGTGCATTACGAATGGTCATGTCAGTAACCAGGTTAGAGATCATACCCATCTCTAGCTGTGTGTTACGCATCACCTTCATGCCAGGGTATTCCTTGTACTGTTCCCTTGGATTGAAGTTCTTCAGTCCTTCAAGAGCAGGCGTAGACTTGATCTTACCTGAGTTGTTAGGGATTACCAGTACAGTGTCACCATCAAAGTCAGCACCTGACAAACGTTCAGCCACCTTGGCGTTGATGCCGATAGCATCCTTTGCCATCTTGGTGATGATGCGTCCTGCTTCCCGGTTTCTGTTGTTAACAGTAACTACAGGGATCTCGAACGTACCGCCATGAGGATAGCGAATCAGTGCAACACTGTCACCATGGTTGTAGTTAGGCGCAAAGACTTCGTTCTCTTTGAGAGAGTTGATTGGCAAGATGACATGCCATGCCTGCTTAGGCAAACTGGCAGCTTTAAGATGTACCGACGCAGCGTCAGTTCCATCAGCAAACTCCTGAAGCAACTTCTTCTTGACGGTAGGGTTAGTAAGCGCCATGATCTCATCGAAGTCGGCCTTACGTTGCTCAAATGTTTTGTCGAGCTGAGACTTTGCCAACTTATTTGACTGCTTCGACAGCACCTGTGAGGCGATAGTTCTGGACCAGTGAGTCCAGTCACCTTCCTGGTTGACAATGTTGGCGGCAGATGTTACCTCTTCAAGGCCAGTCCTAGGATTAACCCTTGAGATCTGGCGCTGAATCCATGTGCCAAACGGATTGGCAGGATCAGCAGAGATGTCCTTCAGTGCATCCAACTTGTTGCCGGTATTCGGCTTGTTGGTATTGAAGACAATGTCAACACCCTTAGGCAAGTCATCCTTGTAGATGGCCATACCCTTCAGGTACTTGTCTTTACCAACCAAGATGCGAACCTGCGCATAGCGAGATCCACCAAGGTCAAGGTCCTTGACTCCAGGGCGAATGTACATGACACCATCCGCATCACCACCACCATCTTCAGCATGCTTCACCATAAGGCGAGCAGGATTGATAGATAGGGGGGGCAAAATTCCAAGCGACGTTCTGCCGGTGTCAGAGATCTTCTCGTTGATCAAACTGATCTTGTCAAGATTCTGCCGAACATCGGGCCATGTTTTGTCGCCTTTTGTCAAGACCTTCATCTTAGTGTCATGACCAGTGCCAAGCTGAGGAGCAGGCACATTTGTGTGCACCTTATAGCCTTCATGCTTCAGCATAGTCAAGACAATGTGCAAACGGTCGGAAGCAATACCAAGCGATTGCTCAGTTCCTGCACCAACATCCAGAAAGCCGGTTCTCTCGACCTGATCCTTTAGGATCTTGATAGCGGTCTCAATGACAGCATTCTTTTGTTTGGCACTAGGTGCAAGCAAAGTTCGATAGGTAGGTTCCGGAATGCCCATGATTCTGGCAGCCTCGGTATTACCGACACCCTTTGCTTTGAGCTTCTCTGCTTGGATTACCTGAGCTGCTTTAATCTCCGATTTGGCAATCGAGCGATATGCCCGCAAATCAGTAGTCGACATCTTGTACGCTTCAGCAATCTCTTTCTGAGACCAACCTTTGCGTTCCAGTTCTGCGACATGATCAAGGAAATCGCGGTTCTTCTTGTGTTCGACGTTTCCGCCGGATCCCCACGGATATCGCCCAGACCTGCGGGGCGTACCATAGTGGGCAAGGACATCTTCATCAATGATCACTGGTTCACCCCTTTACAGGTTTTCGAGACGGCGGAACTCTTCAATCTTGCGGTCGTGTTCAACAATCACACCCATGATGTGCTCGATGGCTTCTGGAGCCGGGTCAAATATACGAACCTCATCGCCCTGGTAGATACGCAGTTCGATAGAGATGTCGTAAGGACTAACGCCATACTCCAAGCAGAAAAGAGCAGCATAAACTTCAAGCTGCTTCTCACTGGTTCGAGTAACGCCGGTTTTCAGATCGTGAATCCTAAGCTTGTTCCTCCGAAACGAGATGGTGTCCACGGTGCCGAAGCAATTGTCCGAATAGTAGAGCGCTTGCTCAGATGCCATCTTATAGCCGATAGCATCGTTTACGTAAGCCGCCAAAGACTGGTTGGACTTGGCAAACTTGACACCAAGCAAAATGGCGTTGTGAGCAAGAAGGTGAAGATCGCTGCCGCGGCGAGCCGCTTCTGCAGCAGTGAACCTAGCTTCCAACTTCAGATCATCGTAGTTGATCCAGTGGTATCCGCTAGGGCTGAGGAATGCGTGTTTGTCTTTAAGCTCCGAATGCTGATTGAAGCGCATTTAGGACCTCGGCTTCGTTCTCTGGGTAGATGAACGCGGCAAAAGACATTCCATTAAAGGTGTCCACGTAGTGCTCTTGGTTCGGCTCCGGGCCTTCAAGACCAGAACGCTTGACCTCCAGCATAGCCCAACGATCTTGCCACAAAACAAGAAGGTCGGGAATGCCTTGAATCCTCTTCGGATCATTCTGGATGACGATGGATCCAGGCAAAGCCTCATAGATCCGACCGATGAGCTTACGCTGATACTGGCTTTCTCGCATTCAGTTTCCTCCGTGAGACTGAAAGAAAGGGGGTGTTTAGGGAATCCCTCTCTATTATAGTCGTTGTAGAAGGTAAAAACGTATACGCTAGGGCGTGACGAAGCGTGTGAAGCCTGGCCAGATCTCGATTCCGTCTCTTGTTGACCTGTAGATGTCACTGTAGAGCAATCCTTCCCTTTGTCCTGCTTCTATGACGTTCGCATAGAGCTGCCCTGTCTGGGCATTCTGCACTGGACGGTTGAGATAGTGCAGGGGATGCACTTCAACCTTGAGTTGGCGGGCATACTGATTGGCATACCAACGTGGTCGCCAAGCTAGGTTATACGCACAGACGTTGTCTTGATCACCATTGAGGATGATGACGGTATCTGGCACAGCACTAGCATGGAACTCGAGACCGCCAAGTGGCGGATCGACAAACGCTTGAGCAACAAGAACTCGAACTGATCTGGTGTACCTCTCTCCATCTACCGACAAAGTGACCTTCAACCCACCCTGCAAAGTCTTGTTCATCTTGAGCAGATTCTCTGCGCGGCGGGAATATACCTGACCTCGATCGCTGACCATGTAATCGGGGAACTCGGGGATGTCTTTCCATTGTTCAACTGGCATTTTACCTCGTTTCGTGGGGACAGTCGTATAACCTGTCGTCAAATCCGGGCATTTCACACATAAAAGACTTTGGGGAAAATGTCATATGTTATACGCTTACTACACCATGATCAGTCGTATAACATAGTATAATACCAAAAGACTTTTTTGTCTGAATTTCTCAAATATGACGACGCCGAAAATGAGCCGCATTTCGTGTCATATCAGGTCATATTAGGTCATATTAGGCCTTATTTGGCCCATATTTACCCATATTACCCTATTTCGGCGTCGTCAAATCTGACGGCACTTTCTGTCAACATTGCTCGAGCTCGACCTGATCCAGCATCTGATGGTAGAATTTCCGCTCGTTGAAGCTCTTTTTTTGAGACAACGCACGCTTGATTCCACGGTCGATTGACGAATTTGACGACAGAATGTAGTAGTAAAGTGTCGTGAATGGGGTGTTCAAACGGTCGATTCGACCCTGACATTGCTCAAAGTTCTTGTACGAATACGTCATGGAGTACATCACCATAGCGTCCGTAGCGATGCAATTCCACCCCTCAGCACCCGAGGTGTACTGCACAAGGTAGAGCCATTTGTCAGTGTCTGGGATCGGCTGCTTCTTATGCCCATTCCATTCCGCGATGGGGATTTCCGTCCCGAGCGTCCTCAAGATCTCCAGCTCATAGTTGAACGTGTAGAAGATGATCAACCTGTTGTGACACGTCATGAGCTTGCGGATCATGTCCAATCTCGACGGATGTGTGTTGACCACACGACGCATGAGACGGAACGCTTCCGAGATGTCCTTGACAGGCTCATCGGTCACGTAATTCCATCGTCGTATAAGCACGGTGTTGTAGAGGTCGTGATTGTAGTCGACGTCCAGATAGTTCAGCATACGTGTGGTGTGTCTCTCGTATGGCATCTCAACCAGGATGTCGTTACGCAGTACCTCCAGCCGCGCCAGACCGATGTACCCCTTGACTTTGGGATACCGAGCAAAGGCCTCGTACACCACATGCTTCATCTTGAAGTCGGTGATGTTCTTGTAGAAGCCGTTGGCAATGAAGACGGGCGCGTAGTCCAACCAGTTGTCACCAGGTGTAGCGGTGAGCATGATCCAGTGGTTGTTCTTCGCGATCTTCAGGAAGGACTTGGTCCAGGCACCATTACCAACGAGACGTTGTTCATCAAAGACAAAGAAATAACCGGACAGGTCTTCAAATTTTCCGATGTTATTCCACGAATCAATGATGATGGCACCGTCAAGTGTGGATTCAGGGTCTGTACTAATACCGAACTTCGCTGCGTCCCGTTCCCAGTCGAGCGAATCCCGTTTCTTAGCTGTTGTGATGACCACAATATCACGAGGTGACTCCTTCTCTCTGTAGTACTCGAGTACGGTGTATGACTTACCTGCGCCAACACCTCCCCACAGGATCTTACCGTTGGAAAGGTTCTCTGCCGCTTCGATCTGATGCGGTAGTAGTTCGACCATTAAACACCTCCTCGTCAATCTCATCGATGATCACTTTTTGTGGCCTAGAGCCGCGCCATCGACTATCGCCAGCTCGTACATCTTTAACAGTAGTGAAGCCCATGTATCCACCATCGCGAACATGGAAGACTCTGTCCATCAGCAAAGGCCCATGGAACAACGGATCCTTACCGCAGTATGGACACCAAGGGTGCTCTCTACCGGATGTCTTGATACAGGGTAGACCCTTTGGGTCGCACCGCAAACAGAACAAACCTCTTTGCCAAGCAAGAGTCGTGTATGCCTCGCGTAGCTGTGCTGACAGGTATTCGATCAGATCCTGTCCTGACCGATCTTCTTCACCATTCGCAGACATGGTCTTCCCACCTTTCTGCTGCTTCAAGCAGCTCATTAGCAACTTCGGCTTCATCCTCAAACAGTCGTCCGACAAGTCGATCCATGAGCCAGCGAAACCGATCGAATTCAGTCGGCATCTCTAGGCCGTACTTTGGCCGAACTGGTTCTGTTACGATTCCGCTCATGTGTCAACTCGATTCTCGATCCAGGTGTCGCGCTGCACCATAACCACAGTCTTTTTGTCTTTGTCGATTTGCACACCAGTGACAGGCCGACCGTCCTTAGTGACCACGCGGTACACATCAAGGAAAGCAGGATCGTCAAGATCTTCCAAGATCAAGAACAGTTCTTGTGCGTTCATCGTTCCTCCTGATCCAACACCACTCGATGTCCAGTACCCTTAGCGTGTTTCCCAGCCCAATCCGTGCGCTGGTCAGCATCACTGAATGGCTGTGGGATGATTGGTTTGCAGTCTCGACAAACCGCGAGATACCAAGTAGTCATTTGTCCTCCTAGTTATACGACAGGCAAAAAAGAAAGGGGATGCTGTGTGCACCCCCAATCCTTTTCCGGAAGCGACTTCTCTACGAGTTGCGCTTCGTGTAGGTCTTGATCCCGTTGCCCCGCGTCTTGATGCCGACGACCTCGTCACCGTTGTCCCACGTGCCGGTCCGGACCGCGACGATCTCTCCGTCTCGAGCACTCTTCAGTGCGGAAACGGCGATGAGCGTCATGGCTCCGAAGCAGACGTTGGCCACGGTCTCGCGGTTGTTGTCGATCCACAAGCCGAGCTTCTTGATCTTGTCCTTCATGATCCCTCCTTGTAGGGGTTGTCTTCCATTAAAGGCGGTGTAAATCCTACGCCCTGTACAGGAATCGGGCCTCGACAGCCTCGAATTCCGGTCCCATGGACATGATGAACCCGATCATCTCGCTTTCGACGATCTCGTTCGGGGTGTCTTCACCGTGGTAGATGAAGCTGGTGTGCTTGTCCTTCTCGATCAGTGGGGGAATGCCTCCGTTGATGGCCGCGATGAGCGGAAGGGTCTGCTCTTCGATTGGGATGATGATCATGGTTCCTCAGTTCTGCTTTGCCTGGATGTAGGACCGCATCATGTCCTGAAGGGTCATGGCGTCTGCCTTCTCGACGGCTTCCCTCTTCTTGTTGTGGATCAGGTCCATCACGATTGCTCCCGCGACGAACGACCCCAGGAAGCCAACAATTGTGGCCCCACCGAGCATGTAACCTGCTGTGAACTTCATATCACTTTCCTCCTGTGTTTCGTGTATAACGTCGAATTGTAGCCAACAGCAGCTTCATCTCCGCGGCGATCTGCTCGATTGTGTATCCCTGGGCCTTCATAGCTTTTGCGGTCTGGCGATCACGAAGCTGCAAATATGACGCCCGTTCTTCTTTGGCGATGCGCTTGTTGACCAAGTACTGCTCTGCTGGGGTTTCATGGTAACCCAATTAATTCTCCTCCGTTAGAAAAAGAAAGAAGAAAGGCGCTGTAGTAGCGCCCTCCTTCCGGGGGACTTCGTCAGTGGTTGACGAGGCTCTTCAGGCGGTCGATCGTCTCCTGCTCCCCGATGGTGCGGTTCTCCGGCATCCGGACGGCGGTGACCGCGAGTCCTGCGACTCCGATCGCGCCGATGGCTGCGAGGATGGCCACGACCACACGGGTCAGGGGCTTGATCAACTTCTTGATGAACTTCATGGTTCTCCTTTGGTTGTCTCCATTATAGCAGGTGTATTTTATACGACCAGGAAAAAGAGAAAGCGTTGTGAGCACTCCCTCCTTTGGCGAAAATGAAAGAAGAAAGGCGCTGTTGTAGCGCCAATCTCCTGTGGGGACGATCTTTCGTCAGTGGTTGACGTAGCTGTCCGAGGTGTCCATCACGTTCGCGGAACGGATGGCGGTCTTCTCGTTGCGACGGCTCACAGCGACCTGGATGATCGTTGCGGCACCGATGCCTGCGAGGAGTCCACCGATCGTCTTCGCGACGACGGTCAGGACCTTCTGGATGAGCTTCATAACTGCCTCCTATGGGTTGTCTCCATTATAGGAGGTGTATTTTATACGACAGCAAAAAGAGATGGCGCCGAAGCGCCGGTCCCTTTTCAGTTGTTGAGTTCCGCGTAGTACTCGGGGTTGTAGTACTTCATGGGGTCGATGCCTTCCGACTCCAAGAACGCGTAGAAGCTCTTCAGGTTCCTCTGCTGCAGGAGGATCACCGCGATTGCGATGCCTCCCCAGATGTAGGTGCCCTGGTGAGCCTTCACGTGGTCCTTGGCCTTGGCGGCCGTCTCCTTGAACTTCTTCATTGTTCCTCCTAGTTGGTTCTCTCCATTATAGGGGGTGTAGAAAATGCGAAGAAGAAAGGCCTTGTGGGCCCGTCTCCTTGGCGAGGTTCTAGTTGAACACTCGTCGGGTCGTTCGTCTCGCGATCGCGACCGTCCTGGTGATGCAGTACCAGACCGTCCAGATGATGGTCAGGGCACCGAGTGCCAGGATGGCAACGATCACGTTCACGAATGCGTTTCCGAGCATGTTGTCTCCTATGGTTGTCTCTCCATTATAGGGGGTGTAAAGTCTACGAAAAGGCAAAGAAGAAAGGCCTTGTGAGGGCCCTCCTTCCTTGGGGATGTAACAACGCGTGGTTGTCGGTATGACTCAGTCGTCCTTCTTCGAATGGACGGCGGCTGCGACGACGGCTAGTGCCATCAAGATGCCGAACCTCTTTCGGTTCTTCTCCTGACGGCGCCTCTCCGCTCTTGCGCGGTTGGCCTCGGCCAAGTCGACGAATCGATTGAATCTGTTCATATCAGCTCCTTGGGTTGTCTCTCCATTAAAGGGGGTGTAGAAGCTGCGCGAAGGCAAAAAGAAAAGGCGTTGTGTGCTGCCTTTTCCCTTCGAGATGAACTTCGGTTAGTTCATGCTCACAGTGTCCAGTGCGATGATCAGCTGCCGAAGGTACTCGTTTTCCTCAACGAGCGCGTCGATGTCCGCCAGTGCTTCCTGATTGTCAAGATACAGGTTGTACACAGCGTAGCCGAGCGCGGCAAGGATTGCGAGTGCTCCGTAGATGTAGATCACGAACCAGATTGTGGTCATGGTGTCTCCTATGGTTGTCTCCATTATAGGAGATGTAAACCATACGATTACTCGTCATCTTCCGGATCAAGACCCTCAGTCAAGAAGTTGAACAGCTTCCCCACGCGGGCATCGAATTCCTGCTCCTCAAGGTAGGCCACTCGATCCTCCAAGCGTCTGACTGCTCGCATCAGAAGAAAGATTGCTAGTGTGATCAGTACGATCAATACAATGTCCATTTGTCCTCCAGACAAAAAAATAGAAGAAGGTAGCCCATGTAGCCGAGCATTGCTGCTGGACTACACGGGGTTCCCTCCTGGGTTCACTCCGCCTCGGTGGCGGTGGTCTCGATGTGGTGGGCCGGGATCTCCTGGGTCTGGGCCGCACGGCGCTCCGCGAGTCGGATCTGGACCGTGTCCTTCACCTTGCCGTACAGGCGCGTCAGGCCGATACCCGCGAGGGTACCTGCGCCGAACACGATGCCGGTGGTGAGGAACGATCCGTCGTCCTCCTCGGGGGTGTCGATGTCGGTCTCGACCTCGGGGGTCTCGTACTCGTCCATTTCATTACCTCCGTTGTTGGGGTTGGAATTGTCTCCATTATAGTGGGTGTAAAACTTGCGTTTACTACACGATCTCGAGAGCTCGTGCAACCACGTACAGAAACAACAGTAGGGCGCCAAAGGCAGCCAAGCTCAAGAAGAGCTCAGAGAGGAACTTCAGCAGCCTATCGGTTCGATCAGCTTGCTTGCTTCTTTGGTCGTCCACGCTTCTTCCTCTCTTGTTTGGGTTCGGCCGGCATTGGGTAGATGCCGAAAGCGATTACCTCGAATTCTCCACCACCTTGGGCTTGGAGAATGGGGTTGATAACGAGGTACTGACCAAGTTCGCCGGAATATAGCTCAGCCAGCTCATTGGTCATCTCGACGTTACCCTTCGACCCTTCCGCGTAGTTGCCGTTGAAAAGGATCGGGACTTTCTTGACGTACTTCATTCTTGCATCTCAAGGACCATGAGCTGACGGGAGACACGCCTGTAGTATTCATCTTGCTCTTCTCGCTCAGCCCAGAAGAAAAGAAACTCCTCCCAGTTGGACGTGTACGTCGGGATGTAGAAATCCTTATCTCCGTCGCCTCCACCCCAGAACGGGTAGTTCTCGCAACGGATAGATCCGTCCTGGTGGTACTGCTGAACGATGTAGAGACCACCGTCTTCCACCAGAATCTCGAAGTAGATGCCGTACCAGTCGCCGTCGACGAACTTCGGGAACCCTTCGATCTGGATGTTCACTGCAGGGATGACCGTATCGTGAATCCTCACGCAATTACCAAGGTCTTCCAACATTGCTATTCCTCCTCCAAGTATGCTCGAACCCATGTTACTGGGTTAAGGATCAGGTGTAGATCGAACTCAGCTTCTTCTATGGTCAACCGCGGTTCGCCGAAGACGTGTGTGTCTCCGATCATCGTGATGGCGACGTTGTAAGTCACCACATCGGAATCATCCCCCGCGGTATTTTCCTGAATGCCTAGCGTCACAACATGTCGCATGTTGATGGTTCGCTTGGCACCTCCTGACAACTGAACGTAGATGTCCATTACTTCCTCCACCACCTGTCGTCGTGCCACTTGTTTTCGCAGCGCTGAATCGTGTAGAGGTGATCCGACATGTAGTATTTCATCGGATTCCGAACAGAACGCTTACCACTAAGGCATTCTCTGCAGTAGTGGTACTCGTCCTGCCGTTCGGTCCACCAGACAAGGATCAGAGCCAGAACAGTAACAACTGCCAAGATCCAAAACCAGATTGACATGAGCCACTCCAATATGCTCATCAGAGAACCTTTGCTCCAGCGGACTTGAGCATTGCCCAAACATCTGACGGCGCCATGTAGGTCCGGTAACCCTTTTTCCGCATGTCTCGAATGAACCGATTCTCCTCATGAGGGTCATGGAACTTCTTGATGCAAACGTCTGTAGGGGCCCAGATCTGGTCGGTGTCCAGTTCCATCTTGTAGAACGCGTAGTGAGACTTGTACATCAGGGCCTCACCCTCACGTTGACCCCGAGAATCTTGTTCGCGACGAGGTCGTCGATTGCTGCGGTAGGAAGAGTCAGCAAATATGGGTCCACAATGACTGCGTCCCACTGGGACTGAGTCAACCAGATGGTGTGGTTGTCCGGGATGAACTGTTCTCCGTCCATCTCGACGGTCTTCTTGATGTCGTAGACTGCTTCCTGCAAGTCCTTGAATGGTGATGCCATGAGCGTCTCCTTAGCACATGTAGTCCCAACGAACTCCTTCGTCGGGGTTGTTGAGGTTTGCGAGGATGTCTGTGATGACCATGTGATCGGGATCGAACACCGGGTCTTGTGGGTTGGTTGTTGTGAACTCGCCCCGCTTGTGGCTGTTGAAGAAGTTTCGAGCGCCTTGGCGAGAGTGGAAGGGTCCATATCGGACACGATCGGTGTTGTGCGGCCACCGATTGCCGTTTGCGATGAGAACTTCGAGGATGAACATCACTTTCCTCCCTTGATCTGCTTGAACTTCTTGTGGAATATCGAGAACGTCTTCTTCTCGACAACGGTGGTCCTAAATCGGATGATGACGCCCGTCTCAAAGAACAGATAGCCAGGACGTTCTCCATGACCACAGCAACCGTACATGACTCCAGGGAGGAGGCCCATGCAGGGGTCGGCGTAATGGCCGTTCTTGTCCTTGTCTTCCTTCTTCGGCTTCAGACCGCAAGCCTGGCACTTCTCGTTCTTCTTCAATGTATGCTCCTTTAGCTGAGTTAAGAACAGTGGCCGGGGCAGGCGTGTGCTGGGAGCATCTAACGGATGTTAGTGCCCACCCCGACCATTCGGTTGACATAAAGACCTACCGCACGCAGTCGTCACTTGAGTTTGGTTGGTTTTGGTTTGTGTAACCCTTTACGTCAATCGATTTTGATGACTACAGCATGATCTTCTTCGCGTCTGAAGACGGAGATCTTCCGATTACGCTGTACTCTGACGTTTTCCTCGTCCGTAAGGGTGACAGTCCCACCAGCTCGGTCGAGAAGAATCCCAATGATGTGTTGGGCCTCCATCAACTCGGCTTTCAATCTGTCTCTATCTGCGCGAAGCAGATTCTCCATGTCACCCATTGACGATCACAGGCTCTTCACCGAGCTCGGAGATGTGGATGAGGTGGCCGAAGGGGCCGACCTTCCCGTAGAGGACCTCGTCGTCCAAGGGCAGACCTTCCACGCCGTTCCGCAGGGCGTACATCAGGCAAGCCGGGTTTCCGTCGGCGAACATCCACTTCCACGACCCTCCGGTCACAGTGTCCCACCAGTCCTCGACTCGGTACTCTTCCCCTGCCAGGCTGCCTAGGGACTTCTTGTCCGCGGGGAGCTTGACGGTCTTGCCCTTGAGTTCACTGCTTTCTTCGTGCATTGCTTTCCTCCTAAGTAGGTCGAAATAGAACTGTTATGAGGGGCCGTTATTCGATGGTAGCAAGTCAACCAATCCCCAAACAGTAACGCGTAACCTTGCTTTTAGTAGGCCCAGCTACACTCCAAGACGGGGATCCAGTCCGCTTAGAATGGTCATTGCCGGGGTTTGCCGCGAATAACGTGCAGCGACTTTTTACCGCTTATGCGGCATGAGCTCGTGCTGGTCAGCCCTCCAATGAGCTTCCCGCGATGTTCCAGCCTTGTCGACCACTCCGCACTTGTCGCAGGTGATCTTGAATGTCTTCAGAACGGAACGCCCGCTGGTGAGCGTCTCTTCTTCTCGAACTGTGCAGTTGTGTGCCATGGTTTCCTTTCAAGTATTGATGGTTGTTGTCGTGCACCCCTTGGGACTCGAACCCAAAACCAACGGATTAAAAGTCCGACGCTCTAACCAATTGAGCTAGAGGTGCGTGTGGCTGACTGCTTACCTTAGTCTGGTTTCAGCCCGTACCAGGAATCTCTTGCGTAAGTCAACAAGCATGGATCAGGCTCGTTCGTCCTGACGCACTACCGGCTTTCACTCATGGCCGGTCTTGAGACCCAGATGCCAGCTTAGCATCCACACTGTTTCGGGACCGAAGTCTCTTATCAGTACCTTCCCTCCGGGTCAGAGGCTAAATAGTGGGCGCCTGGGTACTTTTACGCGGACTCAAGCCGCAACCAGGTCTTATCTAATCTTTTTGACCCACATACAACTTGTGCTAGCTACGCAGTTGCCGCGTGAGGGCTCGCTCCCCCTCAGGAGTCGCCAGTGTTTCGCTGTGCGCAGGCGGGGTAGACACTCATCCGATTAAGGCGTCTCTCTACCCAGAGCAGATCACTCACTCACCCAGGTTTGCTGCCTGCAGCTGAGCCAGAGTGGCAGGCTGCGAAGCACCCTCGACCTCGGCCACGCTGACAACGCCTGCGTAGCTGAGCTCGGGGTCAAACCCGTAGTATCCGCAGATCGCGACAAGCGCGTCCACGACAACCGGAGGGGGGACCTGAGCAAGAAGCCCGCCCATATCTCCAGCTGCATCACCAGAAGGGTTTGGCTGATCTGCGCGACGGAGAACGATCCCCATCACAATCTCATCCTGACCCTCTGGAAGCTCGGGAATATCAGGCATGTTGTACTACCTTTCATTGTTGGTTAGAAGAGTGCCCAGCCGGATCGCCACAAAACGGCCTTACTGTTTCGGTAGGAGGCTTATCAGTGTGCTGGCGTCGACGTAAACTTGTCAACGATCTACAAGGAGCAAGAGATCTGCAGACAAGCGGTCTTGACCAGCTTCCTCCGGGTCAGAGGAAGAAATTATTTGGCTTAATCCAACGTCTCCCAGTTGCAGTCAAGAACACCGTATCCGTCGGACGTTTGTGACGAGATGCATTCAAGCTCTCTTCCATCGTCCAAATTTACCCGGTGCACCTCAAACTCACCAGAAGGATCTGGTCCTGAACTCGAGCTACAGCCGGTGAGGACAAACAGCACCCCGAATACCAACGACAGTTTCTTCACTCATTCCTCCAGGAACTTGTACTCTTTTGATGAGCCGTCTTCGAAATGTATCTCCACCGCGACAATTTCCGGCACAGCCAGGGTCCTTGCCACGCCAGGAACACACCCTTCATCGTGTGTGGTGTTCTCGAAAACGAAATCGCCAGCACGATTGAAATGCCGAACTGAACAATGGGTTTTACTCAAGTTGTCGGTCCTTCATTCAGTCCGTCGTTGAAGACCTTGTAGGTCTCGTAGATAGATTTGCATTCTTCACATACCGGGAGTTGCTTCGGATCTCGTGAAGGTACCCACCGATGTCCACAAAGGGCTTCCAGAACGAGTCCTTCGATACGGGCTTCGAGGACTTTCGCGACGCCACTTTCATTCCCCTCCGTCTTGACGATGTGAGCACACTTGTCCTTGTCTGTGGTCGTTTCCACCTCAGAGAAGGGTACTACCTTTGGTTCATCGACGAAAACGCTCATTGAGCTCCCTCAAGTCCTGCCACTTCTTCTCATCTCGGTACACGATCCACCACATCATCATGACAGATCCAGAGCACACGCCGAGGATGAATGCCACCCACCACGGCACACCAAGCATGGCGTTGCCGATCGGGAGGACAAATATCGTCCAGAACGTGAACCCCAGAGCGATGTGTAGAGTCTTCTTCATCAGCTCTCCTTGAAGTTTGGGTCGTACGACGGGTTGTTGATCGTGCGGTAGACGTAGTGGTTCACATTGAAGAAGCCGTTGAGAACACCCTCGTCGAAGAACGCCTTGGCAGCGTCCTTGGTTGTGAAAGGCCCGTACAGCACCCGAGCGAGCTCAGTAGGATGCTGGGGGTCCTTCTTGTAGAACACTTCGATTGTGATCATTTGGCTTTCTTGTCCTCCTTCAGAAACTTGAAGCTGTCGTTTGGACAGTTCCAAGCGTAAGTACAACCATCCCAATGGATCATGGAATGGGTCACGCTGTAGGCGTCACACTTCTCAGCGTGTTCCTCCTTTGTGTCGGCGATGCGTCGAATGTGGAGTTTCCCCAACCCGACATACGAGCCCTTTCTCCCGATGAAAGGAGGAAGCCCATCGCTTTCAGGCCCGATGAACACAACTCTTTCGCCGATCATGTGTACTGCTCCAATTCCTTGATGGCTGCGAAGATGCCTGCGGCCTTGAACCAGGCCTCGTGGAAGTCGTTCTCGAACCTCCAGCTGTCGTCCCAGTTGGCGTTCTCAGCTCGTTGGAGCCGTTCGTGTGCGATGGCTGCTTCTTCGATCTGCTTGATGTGCAACTCACGAAGCTTGTTGATGGCTTCGCGCAAACCCATTTCCATTCGTGGTTCCATTGGTTTCCTCCTAAGTAGTAAATGGAATTTTTTTTGAGAGAGCGAGCAGTTTTGACCAGCATGCTCAGGCTGGGGGAGACGCCCTAGAGGCGAACTATGCGAACTTGCCGGAAGGGGCCCTGGCTTTGAAGGACTGAAGAACTTCAAAGCCAGGAAATACCCCTTCCAGCGTCCTTAGCCTGCTTGTGTTGTACCCAACCTATCCACCAGCTATGGGCGACTCGGTTCACAAACAAAACGCACACCTGGTACGGGCGGCGTTACACTAAGCGGTTTTTTGTTTACCTAAACCATATTTGATCAGAATATGGCGTTCTGTGTTATCCTTCACAGTGTACGGGCTTTCGCCCCGCGTTAGGCTTAAACGCTCTTTTAAGTCGCCTAACCGACTACGTCACAGGGCGGCCTGACCAGCAGCTGGGGGCGTGCTGCAGACTGTACAACTCTTGGCGGGGTAAGGTTGTAGCGCCCTGAACGAAAAAGAAAGAGTCCAGGATTGGGGGTCCTGGTCATAGTACTCTAACGAGATACTATCACTCTCTCACTATAGCCGGTGTAAATCTTGCGGATCGACTAAACGACCGTCACAACAGCTACACCATGCGGGTACACCACGAAGGTGTCATCCGTGAACTTGACGTGGATCCCACTCACATCAGAGAGGTTGATCGGCTCCGCGTGAGCCACCTCCTTGTCTCGTCCCCAAACAGGGATGATGTCTCCGATGACCAGCTGGTCAGGAGTCTTGAGTTTCCAGTTAACGTTGTGATCAGACATTGGGCTCATCCTGGATCGGGGTGACTACGGGCTCGAACTGCTTCTTGAAGATCTTCGGCGAGTAGCAACGCATGTTGTTACCCATCTTGACCATGAAGAAACCTGGGTAGACGCGGTAGAGATTCGGGATCAGACGACGGTCGACCTCGATGAACGAAGTTCCATCCTCCTTCTTCTCTACCGTCCCTACAAACCGAGCCATTTCGTTGATGTTCTCTTCGGTGATCTCGATTGCTTCCACAGGGAAGGGTTTGCGAATGTAACCATCAAACTGCATGTTACTCCTTAGTTCTCTGAGTAGTCGGTGTCGATGATGGTACGGAATGATGCAACTGCAATTCCGTATCCGAACAACACGCCAATTGCGAAGAGAAGCGCTCCGAACGCCATTGCCCACATCATTCGTGGGGCTCCGGCGGAATCGCGTACTTCTTCTCGAGCTCGTCTTCCTCGATGGTGACGTACATCGACTTCAAATATCCCTTCGTGCCGCTCTTGTCGCCGACAGCCCAGGTGTAGGCTCGAACGATCAGGTCGACCGTCAGGATGTTTGCCCAGTCCAGAACCGCGACTGAGTCGTCATCCAACCGAGCACGTCCACTGGAGGTGATCATCACGATCGTGGGAGGCATGATGTCGAAGCGAACCCCGACAGGCAAATATGGCTGAGGCTCGTCGCCCTCTTCCCTGGCCTTCAGGTACTTGACGTTCCAGCCGTCATTGAGCAGCATCTCTGCCGTTGCATCATCCAGAAGGACGGCGAAGTTCTTGTTGCCTTCCTTGTTGTACTGGTCCTCCTTACCAGCAAAGTTACGGAAGATGAGCTTGGCATCCTCCAACATGACTGTCTGTGCTTCTTCTCGTGCCATTAGGCCTCCTTAGTTAACGAGAGCTTCGAAGGATCCGAAACTCTCAATGCTTGCTTTTGCCTTCTCAACCAGGTCGAGGAAATATGTCGCGTCTACCACGAGATCTTCACTCTCTCTAGCCACTGCTGCCTCGACCCACTGGTAACCCTTGGTTCCCGTGACAGCATAAGCCTTACCGTCCTTTACGCGGTAAAGCGTACCTCCGTTAGCAACAACAGGGACAAACACCCCAGTACGGCCAACGTGCTTCATCTCCTCCACAACGCCGTTACCAGCGAAGTCCAGGTACATGACTCCCTGCATGACACTTCGAGGTTCACACATGTCGTCGAACGTGATCTCATCACCAGTGAAGAGCTGCTTGTAGACGTAAGGATGCTGGAACTGAGCCCCAACAGCCGTCCACTTCTCGCCTTCCTTAGCAATATAGACCGCGTCATTGACCAGGCAGAACTTGTCGTAAGTGCCTTCATGCTCAAAGTCGTAACCGTAGTCACTACCAAAGTCCATGACAAACTGAATGATCTCAGGCGTTGCGTTCGGAATCTTGATCGAATCCGTCTTGATGTGCGCTACCTGGAATCCCTTGTCCTGAACTGCTTCCTTCAGATCGATCATGAACAGAGCGCCACGCTTTGCGACGATGTTGTCCTTGTTCCTGTAGTCCCTGAAAGGGTTGTCGAAACGAGCGCTAGTGAGCCCATAAACGATGTTGATTACGATTTTGAGAGCGTAAGACAGAGCGTCCAGGTCTTCCGGAGAGCCTCCCACAAATTGGGCGAGCTTACCATCCAAGAGGCCCCGGGCTTTCTCGAGGTCGTTATGCTTAATTGCCATTCGCGCTTCTTTGAGGTCCACGAATCTAGATGTGAAAGGCCCAAAGAGGTTGAGATGTTCAATCGACGTCGGATGCATACTCGCAACGTCAAGAAGCGCCACGTTCTCGTAAATGCCCGGCTCAGCGTAGACATAGCCACCTTCACCTGTCAGTTCTCCCTTGTAGTAGCTGGCCACACCATCGAAGACGTAACCAGGGAACTCCTCAGACAGATCCGTGTAGACGAACTGGTTCTGAGGCTTCCTGTCATCACCGAAGATGATCTTTGCTGTGTGTGCCTGAGTGGTGTGGTTGACCGAGAGACCCGACAGTGCTGCCAAGATCTCACGCGCCTGGAAGTCTGCCTTACGTGCATTGAAGACCGCTTCCGTGGCCACAACGTCGTTACAGCAGTACTCGATGACTTTCTCCCACAAGGACTCGTCAACCGGGTCATCCCATGGAATATCCAACTCCATGTGAAGAATCCCCAGCTCGATCTGGAACTTCTTGAGTCCCTGCTTCTTCGAGCTGAAGTCGTAAATATCCGCATACGACAGGTTGTACGCTTCCCCGAACAGCGCATCACGGTTGTTTCCTCCGTTGATGATCCGCTGACTGAGCTTGTACAACTCCTCGACCGAGAAGCCGAGGTAACGTGCGTACAGGATGTGGTTGTCGTACCGACGGTTGTTAAAGCCCACAAGCTTGTGAGTGAGGAGCTCCTCGATTTCAGCGGATGTCGGATTGACCATCTTCGAAATATCATCAGACCCTTCGGCCTTCCAACACACGACGAACAGGTTTGGGTAAACCTCCACGTCGAAGAAGATGATCGGCTTCTGATCAGCCTCCGTGACTTCAGGCATGTTCTCCTGCCCAAGGAACTCCATCGTCTGAACGAGTTTGATGCAGTCAAGAGCGTGATGTGAGCTCTTAGCTGCGAACCCGAGAATATCGCCACGCATGTCACGAACGTCGTAAGACAGACCGTCAGCATACGCATCCTGGAGGATCTTGTGGATGAAGTCAACTGACGACTTCGTTCCGGGATGGATCTCTTTGCGGAGATTCCTGGCAATCAGTTCTCGGAGAGCGCGTTCACTCTGAATGCTTTTGGCATCAAGCACTTTCTTCTCCTTAGTCGGTAGCCCCTCGTACAAGGGAGTTACGTTTACCATGTTGCACTTCGTCAACTGCCGCCTCAGAGAGGCATTACCAAGCAGAGTCTTGATTTCGATGCCAACACCGTAGAGGTTAGAAAGGGCCTCTACATCCCCGTGGTACGTGTAGTGCAGGTGAAGGCCGTTACCACTCTTACTCGTTTCGGAGTACGTAGCGGGCCACGTGTTTGCCTTCTCCATGCAAGCTGACAGAGACTTCACACCGTCTTCATCTGTGAGATCGAAATCAATCACAATATGGTCCCGAGGGACTTTGACGTAGTGAAGTTTGGAAGTGTCCAGATCGCGAAGCTGCGTTGTGACGTTCTCCCACTTCTTCTCAGG